CTGTAATAAGGCATAAGCCTCCTTTACGCCGAGAACATTTCTTCTATGGTTAACTCGCCTAAACTTTGCGGAGTGATCTGCTTGATTCCGCCAACCTGGCTCAACTCGTAGTTAGCCATAGCTGCAAGGTCGGAGTTGGCAGTCTGCGTGATGGCCTGCGCCTTGGCATACTGCCGTTCACGCTCAAGGGCATCAGAATGGGTCAACGCCAGAACCAAGTGATGAACGTGGGGTAGGCGAAGCTCGTCATCTAGCGCGGCTTGGGATGGGGGGAAGTCAACGATAACATTGGTGCGGGTAAGGCATTTCAGCTTCTCCACAACACGCAATGGGATTGTGCCAGATGTGGCAAGCCTTGGGTAAAGGTTTAGTTCTGCAACGCCACTGCTGTTACGGCCAGTAAAATGATAGGTGTCTGGATCGCCAGTGCGTCCATCGTCAAGCAGGCCTGGGTCTTGGCTGATGATTGTGGCTAAGTCAATCGGGTCAACTTCTGCATCATTGTAGGCCACCGAGAGAGGTGTCTCTACATTGCTACCAAGCGTGATTAAGCGATTCGTACCAACTGAATAGGTAGAGTTGGTTACAGTTTCACGCCAAGGGGCAAAGTCCCACACTCGCCGATAGGCTAGGCTTGCCGCTTTCTGCAAAAAGGTAAGCGTATCCGAGTCGGTCTTGCCAACCTTCTCGCCAGCGTACTGAGCGATTTCAGTTAGGGTCATTTATCCTTCGCTTGAACTCGCAGAAATTGAATTAGGATCAATCTCAACTTCGTTTTCGTCAAAGTATTTCAACTCACCAGTTGTGCAGTTATATTCAATTCTTCCTATCATGAATTATCCCTCGTATATAATGTTGATAGAGCCAGCGTCAAAAACTTCACTTCCGCTGACTGTTGTGATTCGAACTCTGTCAAGTGTTGCGCCCAAATCTTTTACTCCAGCAGAAGTAACTAAATAAAGTATAGAAAGGGCCGCCAAACTGCCATTAAATGTCCAAATGTTTGCACTTAAATTTGTAATTTGCAAACTACCACTATATTCAGTTGCCGCACTCATGGTTGAGAACCCAATTGGTATGCCAGACACAACTCCTGTATAAGCATTACCTCCAGATGTTGCCGTAACCCCTGAGAGTCCGCTATAACCAGTGTTTTGAATGCCACCCGAAGTTCCTATTTGAATCAGCAATGGACTCGCTCCGTTTGTGCTTACCTGTCCAAACATGACAGTAATTCTTTTTGCCCAACTCGGAATACCAGTAAAATCAATCGCTGTTCCGCTGGTTGATGCAACAGAAGTTCCTCTTGTAAGTGGTTGCGATAATTTAGCTGGAGTAATTGAACCATCCGCTGGAGTCGATGAAAAAGTTCCAGTTGTTGCTGAGGTAATTCTTCCCTTTGCATCTACAGTTATGAATGGAATTGCTGTTACGCTTCCATAAGTTCCAGCGGTTGCTCCGCTTGTAGCAAGAGTGGCTGTACCTTGGCTAATCGTAAAATCTCCAGCAAGCGTTGTGGAAAGATTTGTAATTGTTCCAGTAGTGCTGTTTAGTGTGCCAATAGTTCCAGTTGTGCTGTTAAGCGTGGTAACTGTTCCAGACGTAAAGATGCCTGCTGTGCCAGTTGTAGTTCCAGCCGTAAGGGTTGGAATTAGGCCAGTTGTTATTGTTCCATTCGTGATGGTAGCCGCTGTCGATGTGGTTGTGCCTGCGGTAAGGCTAGGAATCGTGCCAGTAGTAATTGTCGCACTGGTGCTAACTGTGCGATTGCCAGTGGCCGTTCCGTAAGTCAACGCTCCAGTAAGATTAAGAGTTGTAAAAGTTCCAGAAGTAAGTCCATCATCAAAAAGATTTTGAACTGTTACCTTGCGTGGGGCTAGGGATGCGTCAACGCTGTCTGGAGCGATGAGTAGCAGATCAGCCGTACCAATGGTTGTGATCTCCTGCTGGTTCTTGATGATCGCAGAATTGACAAGCGCAGTATCAATTAGGTTATGCAGGCCAGCCGCAGTAACCGTACCGTTGGTAGAGAAGGTCTGCTGACGATTGATTATGTTTGCCATATTAAGCTGTAATCCTTATTGCAGTTGCGAAAATTGTTCCCGCTGGGACTGTTCCGTTAGTCGTTGTTGGATTTGTTATTGAGTATCTAACGACATTGCTTGCTATCGGATGGAATCCAATAATAAGTCCAGTAGAACCACCGACTGTTCCAAGCGAATCAAGAGATCCGACAACAATATCTCCAAGCTGGCTACCAGTTAAAGCGAATGTTCCGTTTGTTGTTCCCGCTGAATTATAAGCAGCAACAGTGGCAGCCGTAAACGCTGCCGTTCCGTAAGATAACTTTGTAATAATAGGTCCAGCCAACCCTCCAATCTCAAGAGATCCAACTGTGGTAAGCCCGCTATTGTTGATCGTTGTAGAGGCAATTGTGCCTAGCGTGTTCGTGCCAGTAGACGAAGTAAAGCCAGTTGCGAAGGTTGAAACGCCAAGGATGTTGGGGATTGTGGCAGTGCTAATTGTGGCTGTAGAAATTGTAGCCGTACCAGCTGATAGCGTGCCAATAGTTGCCGTACCAGTAGAGGCGGTAATGTTTGTTCCAAAGGTCGCTGGGCCAGATGCGAACAGCGTACCAATCGTAGCCGTACCAGTTGACGCTGTAAGGCTTGACCCAAAAGTAACATCACCAGTAAGGATTGAGTCTCCAGTAACCGAGAAAGATCCAGTGCTACTTACGCCAGTAGTAGAGAGAGATAGCGCGGAAGAGGTGTCGTCTCCATCGGTAACGACCTGCAAAGAGCCACTAAGCCCACCAGTTGTGAAGGTCTTTAGAAGCTGTGCAAAGCTACTACTAATGGTCTGTGTTCCAAGTGTGGGCATTTAGTCTCCTAGTTAGAAAGGCGGTTTTTAAGGACATCCCAGGCCATTGAGCAAGCAAGCCCTATCAGCCCAGCTACAGCCAGAACCTTGGTCCGAAGGTGTTCTAGCGCACCTAATCTATTAGCAACATCTCCGTGAAAAGCAAGTGACCTTTCTATCATTGAGATCAGCGTCATCTGGCGTTCTTCCATCCTGGCAAGTCGCTCTGATACGTTGGCAACCTTGTCCCTAAGATCAGCAACTTCATCAAGACTCACGACCCTTACCCTCCAAGTATCTTAGTGAAACCGCAAGATGGACAACGGCATCCACAACCTCGTCCCGATCCCGACCTTCCTCGACAATCCGCTTGATGCTTCTGTTTACAGAGAGGAGATGCTTTACCTTTCCAATGTACTTGGTCTCCTTGACCATGTTGTTGTTCTCCACGGCAAACTTTAACGCCTCCTTGAAACAGGCGTATTCCTGCCCCGTCATTAAGAAACGCAAACTCAAATTGGTCAGCCACATGGCGATGCGCTTCATTTGACATTACCAGCGTCCGCGGCTGCTCCCATGGTTGGTACGTTGGGATATTTTGTGTGGGGCATAGCATTGTTATCCACTGGCTTTGGCGAGCAGGAGCAGAGCAAGAGGGCGAGGAGGAGGAGGGGCATTAGGCTATTCTGGTGTAAATAATATGACACCCACCACCAGCCGCTACATCGGTAGCACCAGCGGGAAATGGGTTTGGCAAGCTTCCAGCAGACTGCGAGCCAATTCTAAAAAAAGAACCAGTTTGAAAATTTGTATTTGCAGAGGTTATCGGAGCATTTGAATTTATGTATGATGAATGTTGGCGTACAACTGGGGCAGACCCAACAACAGTATCCGCCAAATATGCCAACCAATAAAATCCCTCTGTAAGTGATTGCGAAATTGTTATCTCTCGATTCCCAGTTGCAGAAACCGAAACTGTGCCAGCGTCTAAAAGTAGTTGCCCAGGATAGCAAGCCGTAAGGGAAGGATAATAAATTCCTAAACGCCCCAAAGACCCAGCCCCACCAGCAGAAGTAACTATACACCCAATTCTGTCTATGTTGATAGTTGGGAAATAAATTGGATAGGCAACAAGATTTCCAACATTAGCATTTCCAGTAGTTGTTCCTATGATTGGTAGTGTGTAATAATGACCTGCCTCATATTTATTTAACGCTAAAGTAGGCGTGAATGTTTTAGCTTTTGTAAGAGGCATCGCCTACTCCTAGCTGACTTCCGTCACGCGGGCGGTGCCAGCGGTGGCGAAGATGCCACCAATCAATCCAGTGTAGTTAAAAGGGACTTCATAGTAGTCTCCAGCACTTAGCCTTACTGTGAAAGCTGTTGTGCTTGCTGTGGCTGTGCCTAGCATAACGTGGAGGTTGCCTGGGCCAGAATTGAAGATTGTGCATCCCAGCCTGCCAGTGCTTGCCGTTGCAATCGTGCCGTAGCTGGTGGAGGTGAAGTCGGTAGGGCCAGTTCCGCCAGTTGTGGCATTGGGGATGCGCACACCATCGGCAACGTCAGCCTGGAGCGTTGTAACCAACGCCTCTAACTCGGTTAGGTTGGCGTTAATCGATAAGCCAGTTCCGCCAGAAAGCGGTCCTAAACTCTCAATAATCGTGTTCCATTGGCGGCCCATATATTTGTCCTTTTTAGTTTAACACGCTAGGTGGGGTTTACAAGATGCTGGTTTTACGGCAATCCTAGCCCTTGACCGAGGGTGGTTTTGTAGAGGGTGTAAAAAGATGAATGCTGGCTTTCGGTTATTTCCACGGAAAAAATAGCGTTAAATGCGCCTGTCATGTTTGTTGAATTACCATAAAGCTGATTCACTGTAATTGTTCCAGTTGGATTATATGTATCAAGTCCAGTCCTATTTCCGCTTATTGCTGTTGCACCATTTATACAAACCCTGTCGTTTGATGCGCCAAATGATCCAGAAAAACACTCAAATGAGGTTAAATTTATTGATCGACTATCAGATCCGTTTTGAGAGTTTATCAGATTTCTTGTTAATGTTAAAACTGGCCCAGCAACACCGAACCCAGTTTGGCCGTTAAATCTTAATATAAAATATGATCCACTAACGAGTCCGCTAGTAAACTCTATAAGCACTTGGTTAAAGGAATTGCTTGGGCTTAATTTACAACAAAATCCAGACCTAATTGTATTTCCTAAAGAGTTTGATACAGATATTAGTTTATTTGTTGCATTAAAAATAATACCATTCGTTCCCCAGCTTGGGCTATTTACTAAAGTCCCATTGTAAGTCCCAAGCCCACCCAAGCTGTACGCAGTCGTTCCAGTTCCAGCGTTTTGAGTGGAGCGTAGAGGCCAGCAGGCCATATTATTGTAAAGACCAAGATTCTTAATGCCCTTAACAAACGCATTGATTTGAGACTTTGCAGTTGCATCTGTCACGCCTGCTCTTGAGAAGTAGTTTATGGCATCTCTGTCATAAACTGCTGCTTTCGAGTTATTCGGAGACAGCACTAATGCGTTTTGTGGCATATAATTAAAATGCAATCAACCGCCAGGGATTGAACCGTGGCGGTATGATTACTTGAATCATTAACCAGCTATATAACCAATTACAGTGCCAGTTCCAGCCGTGTAGCTGTTAAACTCACCGTAAATAATGTTCCCAGCACCAATCGTAATGCCAGTTAGCGTACCATCATATCTTCCGCTAATTGCGCTAAACGTGGTATCTGAGAGCATCTGAATGGCCCAATAGCCAGCAGGGGCTGTTCCTTGCGTCCCTACGGAGAATCCGTATTGAGCCTGGAATTTATCTAATGCGCGAGACATTAGCTATGTAGCGCGATGCGGTAGCTCGTGCCGTTAAGAGTCACGTTCAAGGACGCAGGGGCTGTTGCAACTGTGTTAACAGTGCCACCGCTGGAGCTTGCCGTAAACTCAATTACGTTCTCGAAGGGCGTGCTCACGATTCTTACAGTCTTATTCTTAGCCTTGATCGGGCTGCGAAATAACTCATTTGACATATTATTTTCTCCTTAAAGCAACACGTTTGATACTATCTGGCGTGTACTTACTTTTGAACCTACTGCCAAGCTTTTGTTCCTGGCGATAGTACCCCTTCATTAAGTTTGTTTGATTGACTCCCAGCGGGTTGTCGAGGGGTTCGCCAACCCCCACTAGGCTCAATCTTTGAGGGACGGTGAATCGTTTAAGGTAACGAGGGACAGAATCCCTTTCGGCCACAGCCTTTTCCAGTTCGACAACTTTCCCATTTCTGGTGTCCTCGTACTGGTAAACAGGCATTAGCTATAGTTTTCCTTATCCGACTCCTCGGCCATCTTCATCATACGGTCTTCTTCGGACTCTTCGGGTACAGCGGATTCTTCTTCAGATGCTTCAGCCATAGCGTTGTTTACACGCACCATAGCCACGCTACCTTCAATTTTCTCCACTACACCTTCCAGTTCCACCATGTCTCCAGCTTCTGGTGTGGCGTTTTCTTCGCCTTCACCTAGCTCGAACATAGAGATCGGCAGTTTAACCAATCCTTCTTTCATAGACTTCTCCTTGGTGGAAGAGGCTGGGGAGGTTTTACCCTCCCCAGCTTTCCGAGGACCCATACCAATGACTAGCATGGTTCCCATTTAATTATTAGCTGTAGTTGGACTTCGCAACGATGACTCGGAAGAACCGAGGATCGAGTTGCTTGGCCGCGTAGAACGTCTTGAAGGACGCAACAACGCGCTGTCCATAAGGATCGCTCTTATCAGCAGCATCAAGGATCGTGACCTTCGGAGCGAAGGGCGAGCCAGAGGCGGCCAATGAGGACAAGCTAGGAACACCAAACGCGCCACCACCGAGGAGGACGTTGGCATAACCAGTGTTAACACCAGTTGTTCCTACGCTGTTTTCAGCGATACCAGAGGCGGAGGTATTGAAGGTCTGGACGTTGGTCGAAGAGATGACCGACACGCCAAACAATTTACCAGTCTCACCTTTGAAGATTTGGTCGGGGGCAGAGTAGCTCGACACCTTCAACCAATCATCGTCCTGCTGCAAGTCACGGATAACGGCAGGATGCGCGACAAGCGCGTAGCCGTCCTTGATCTTAGGAGCGCGGGCGATGAACAACGAAGTCGCGCCATCGAGCAAGTCGGTGGCGGTCATTGCGCTGTTAGCAACGGACGAAGTAGCCCAGGTCGTGCCGTTAGTCGTGTTCTGAGCATAACGGGCATACGATTTGGTGGCTACGCCAGTACCAGTGCTGGTCGAGGAATCCTGCACCAACGCGCGGTGACAGAGAGTGTCAGCGTGGAGGGCGGCATCTTCGCCGAGTTGTTTGGTGGCCTGTGCCAAGTGCGAGAACAATTCGGTTGCGAGAACAACATCCGTTAGGATGATCTTGCTTCCGTACTGTACAAGCGTGGCTTCCACTGAGGACAACGTGAGATCACGCTCGTCACCAGAAGAAGGAGTCGTTCCTTCCGACAAAGCGGAGATCGCAGTGATGCTGGGATCGCCGAAGCGGAAGAACCGAATCGTTTTGTTTCCACCCGTTTTAGTCGGGTAGGGGGCTTTCATTGCGAATTGCTCCATTTGGAGCAATGGGATTGCACGTTCCAATAACGCCTTCGAGAAGTACGTCTGGAACTGTGCGCTGACTGAACCAGTAGTTACCATATAATTAAGTATCCTTGTTTGTTATGACTACTCAACCTCTGTCAACTTCGCTTGCCATTTTCATCAATTCACGTTCTTGCTCATCAAGAGTCAGTTCGTGAAAAGCTTTAGTCTTGGCAGGACCTTTGGGTTGTCCAGACGCTGGAGTAGTCGCTTTTCTGAGTTGAGAAAGTTCTTTCTCATACTCTGCAACCTTTTTCGACAAATCGGAGGCGGACTCCGCTTGGAGCTTCACCTTGGCAATTCCAACCGCATCCTTGATCCCTGCTGGGTAATTACGCAGGATAGCGTGGTTTTGCAACATTTCCGATACGGCTTTATACAATGTGCTGTTTGAATCTTTGAGTTCAGGATTTGCTTCTACTTCATCAAGCAAATTTTTATCCCAAGCAGACTTTAGTTCCGCTTGAGTCTTTTGCTCGACCTCTTTCCTTTCCTCAACCTCAATGTCACCAGCTTTTTGTTCGGCAAGTTTTGCAAGATCGTCACGGCCTTCATCACGGTAGCTCTTTGCTGCTTCCCTGTAATCTTCCGCGCTAAACTTGCGACTTCCCGACTTTGTCTCGCCTTGAGGAGTTTCTGAAGTCTTCCTTGCCCTTTCAGCCTCGATCTGCTCACGCTCTGCTTTGATTCTGGCTTTCTCTGCTCGGACATCTTCCCACTCCTTCTCAAGTCGTGACTTAGCCTTCTCGTAACGGGTAGGCTTCTTTTCGGAAGCCGACTCCGACTTGTCTTCTGAAGATTGCGTTGTTAAAGAACTTTTGGCTTCCTCGGATTTCTCCTTGGTCGCTGAAACCTCATCCGAGGCTTCGAGTTTTGTTTGTTCGGCTTTATCAGCAGGCGCGGGGTTCTGCTCGTTATCTCCGCTGGCCTTTTCTGTAGCTTCCGTTTCTACTTTGGCTTTTTCGTCTTCCTTGGGAGTAGGATTAAAATCCCGTCCTTCGTCAGCCGCTTGCGCCATCGCCAATACATCCGCTTCAGTTAGGTTGTTTGAATCCGCCATTTTGACCCTTTCTTACACTTTTCGGTAGGGAGTCATTCTACCTAAAGGTTAGTCGGCTACTGGTTCATCCGATCCATCCCCATAGCCTGGAATGGCGGAGTTAAGTTTTTGGGATGCGAGCGATTCTAAGGTCGCTACACAACCACGGAAACCTTTAGCATAACCACAAGCGTCTGCAAGTGCCTCTGATTTCTTCATTACCGCAGAGCCATTCTGACGCAGGGTTAGGTTAAGCAAAATAAGACTTAGCTTCTGTCCCGTTGGGGTTGACAAGAATCCTGTCCACGCCTTCTCGTCCTCATCTTCCCACTTGGGTTCGTTAACCCATTCTTGGTTGCGAATGAACGCCAATGCTGCTTTTAGTTTTCTCATAGTTTTATTGCCCAGGAATCGCCTTGGAATAGCGTGTAGTCCTTTTGTCCTATTTCCTCAAGTAAGGCCATCTTGACTGACTTCCAACTCCAATCGTGACCAGCCATAATCCCGCCTTCTTTAAGCTTCTTGCGCCAGCCCTTGAGGTCTGCCAGTACGCCTTCGTAGCGGTGATCTCCGTCAATATAAACTAGGTCTAGCTCGCCATCCTTGAAGAACTCAAGCGCATCTAGGCTTTTGCCCCTGCTATATAAAACATTCTTAAATGGAGATACGCGCTCTTGGAACGCATCAAAGACAAACTTCATTGGGCATTGCTGACTCGCCCTATCGTTAATATCGTAGCCGTTGAGCCAAGGATCTACGGCAAGAACATCCTTAAAATACTTTGCGAGAACTACTGTTCCCTCGCCACTATAAGAACCAATCTCAACAGCCCTACCAGTTGCACCTTGTTCATTCGCCCACTCACACAACTTTGCCAAGCCTTCCGCCTGGAAGGCATCCCGCATTACTGGTACTTTCAACCCGCCATCGGTGCTGGTGCTTGGCCCTGCATTGCTTCTGGAGGCAATTGTTGCCCCTGCTGTTGCATCTGAGCCTTACCTGCATCACGAAGCTGTTTCTGGATAGCGCGGGATGTATTGGGGTCAACCTGTTCCAAGGCTGCCAAGTGCTGTTGTAAGTGTGCCATCAGAACTTGCATTGCGCTCTGATCGACCTGCTGTTGCCGCTGTTGAGCCGCTTGGTTAAACGCGAAGAGAACGGATATATGCGCTTTGTGATCATCGCTAGGTTTGATGGCGACGGGGAATCCAGTTGCAAGCATAGTCGCGATTTCAGTCGCTTGATCTTCAGCTTGATCGCCAGAGGCTGCGTTTGGATCTTGGAAGAGTCTGCGAACCAGCGAGGGATCATCTTGTTCAAGCACTGACTTTACCAGTTCGCCTTGGTTGACGAAAGGATTATTTTGGAACATCTGCATTCGCGCCACTGACTTCTGTAACGCAAACTGGCGGTTAATAAAGTCAAGTCCACCTTTCGGCTCAATCGAATACTCATCGTGAATACCGTCTGGAGGCATCGAGCCAGTCTCTTCCGCATAGCGGTACATCAAGTCTTTCTTGTTGTACTGCGTGTAAAGCGACCAGCACTGCTTGAAGAGATGGGCTAGACCCATTCGGAACATACGATTGCGAAGATCGCCAGACGCTGCTGCCTGCGACTGCAACGCTTGGATCTCGGTAGCAGTCTTACGATCCGACACCTGGAACTGCGAGCCAGCACCAAAGTCTGGATTGCCCATCCGCTGTTCAGAAAGTAGACGCTCTTCGAGCATCAGTTTCTGGAAGTCAAATGGAGGTTGGCTAAACTGAACTGGCTTCAAGCCTTGTGGCAGAATCTGCCCAGGCTGCATCTTCAAGTTCGATGTGTTTAGCGAGATTGGATTCTGCGCTTCAAAGACGGGTCGGTTGGCAAGCTCCACGTAGTCGCTTAGGGAATTTTTGAGCTTATTTAAGAGGTTCTCGTTCGGGAGCAGGATTTCTGCTACGCCTCTAGGACTATACCAACCGCCCCCTGTGACCTCATAGGGGAAATCTACGAAAGGTGGTTCACCGTGACGATACGGCAATGTGAAAGGTTTGCGGACATCTTCAGTTAAAACAAGCGGGCTATAAGTTTCGACCTTCCATCCGTCTTCGGATGGGGTGTACATTTCCCAAAGGACAATACGGTCATTCTCAGCTTCTTGAGTAATTCCCTCACGCCTGTAAATCTCGTCTTGAATCTCACTTCGTAAGCCCACCGATTTGGAGGGTTTACCAGAAATTGTTTTGATAAAGTCCTCATCCTGCTTGTACAAGGGATTTGCCTTATAGGAATCGACACTCGTTGAGATGATGTGAACGATGAAGTCTGCATCTTTGAACTCCTTGGTGTAGGAAGGAACGATGATGTGGAAGGGATCAATAGCCTCGAAGTCAATGCGCTTCTTGTCTTCGTTCCAGATGATCTTGGCAACGCCACGTCCGTAGAGCAGGATGTTGTCAATTACGGAAACAATTTCTTTCTGGAAGTTTGTCTTCTCCCGCATATTATAATCAAACCAACGCTCGGCTGAGACTGTCAGCGGGGCTAACTGCTGGCGCATTGGCACGAAGCTGGAGAGAATGTCGTTGCCAATCGCGCTATTGACGAAGCTGGGTTTCAGCTTCTCAATCGCTGTGTCGATTAGCTGAACGTGCAGGTCGGCGGCTGTAGGCCAAGGCTTGACCTTGCGGCGTACACCAAAGTAGCGAGCTTGATAGAACAACCTCTGGCGGTTCTCCCAAGTCTCGCGCTGGTTAAGAGCCTCGATGATTCTTGTATAATAATCTGTACGACGTGTATCTTTAGCGTTCATTTGTTTTGATATAAATTGGCTTGTTGTTCGTGAAGTTTTTGTGCGTATTGGTTGGCTTGATCTGGTGTTTCAAATTTACCAAGATGTTTGCCTGTTTCAAAGTATTTCATTAAAGCGTCTTTATCAGACATTATTGTTCCATCATCGCTTACAGTTGGAACAAGCACTTCTTGCCCATCCACATTAAACGATGTTGACCTAACTGTAGAAATTGTACCATCTGGGTTCTTTACTACTGGCCTTGAAAACAAATCAATGTTTCCACGCTCAATTAGTCCAGGCATATTATCAAATGGATTCTTAATATCCTTTGATGGGTTTACTGAAAATGTCGGCATATTATTTGTTGCGCTCCACTTTAAGTTCGTAAGAAAGATCGTTGACAGCATTCAAGGCTTTCCTCGCCCACTCACGTGTGCCAGGTGTACCTCTGCGAATCTCGTTATAGTTTTGGTCTTTCATTAACTCTTCAACTATTCCCGTTGTGTGGGTTACTGGTGTCGTTGTTGCGCAACCACCAAGACTCACCACGCAGATCACGCTCAATAGCTTCGCGATTCTTGCGCCAATCGGTTTCAAGGTTTTGTGTTCGCTTCTCTTTCCAACCTGGAATGATGCGAAACACTGCTGCGATGATCTCAAGGATTGCACGCAGCACAAAAGATTATTTAATATTCAGTCCGACCGTTTTTAGGAAGTTTACGATCTTTTCCAAGAACGAATCGTCCGCTGGGGTCGGTGTGAGTTTGACAATGATGCGGGCAGCGAGAACGATGCCACCAACAGCGGCTACGATCTCTTGCCAATTTGAAGTAATCCAATTCCATATGTTCATACTATTTTCTCCTTTTATCTAATTACCGTATTTTTTGACTTATCTTTTTCAAGATCTTTTCTTAGGCTTGGAGACTTGGAAAGATTCTCCATGCTGGCAAATTCTGGACGAGAGGCCATTGCAAAACCAGGTTTTGATGGCGTTGCACCAGGTGCTGCATTGTACGAAGATGGACGAATGGCTGGCTCTGAAATTGCTGGATTGTCTTGTTCGTAGGCAAGCCTCATTAACCTGTCCCTATCAAGCATGTCATTAAAATAACTTAATGGAATGCCTATGTTATTCTTATCCGCATTAAGTGCTATTTGGATTGCTTGTTTTCTATCACCAGTTGAAATGGAGTTTAGAAATTCATTTTGAACATTTGCTCTGTTTTTTTCTGCTTCACCAGTAACCTTGGAGGTCACGCCGCCTTGAGTAGAATAACTTGATTCTGGGCGATCGCTAAGCGAAATGAAATCATCTTGATTTTGGCTTGGTGCATATTGAGCATACATCTCGGCAGCTGTTCTGCTGTCTGGTTTATAGTTTTCGCCAAATGAATTAAATTCCTTTCTAAGTTTAGAAAGAATATTCTCTTTTTCTTTTTCCATAAATAAACTTTATCCTCCTGCGTCAAATCCAGCCATAACGGGGTCGTGTGCCACCATTAAGTCTTGAAGTGACTTCCAAGTTGGACGCTCTATCTGAAATGTCAAGTCAAGACCGACATTTGAGCTACTGAGGCACAAGGCCAGCGCGTCAGCCCTATCGGGTGAGGCTATGCCTCTGGCACGCATCGAGTCCTTAGACTCCACGCCAAGCTTGCCCTTGCTGTTGGTTATTGTACGCCTGCAAGTCAACTGCGCTGTCAAGTCCTCGTCCTCTGGCAATATGATCTCGGCATCCTCAATCTTCTTTGCCATCCCATACCACATCTCAGCCGATCTGTTGGTATAGGCGTTGTTGTCGTATGCCGTAGCTCCAAAGTTAACGCGGTTGACTACCCAGCCAGACTCGGCCAAGGCATCGCACATAACCATGCCCATACCACTTGCGTCAGCGTAGATGTTGTTGGCTTCTAGCCCAGCCTTCTTAAACTCGACTATAAATCTGCCTACGGCTGCCATCGTGTCTTTCTCACGCCAAGCAATCATAGGCAGAATCTTGTTGCCGTCGCTTATGCAGATCACGTTCTGATCGCCACCCGCTGCAAAGTCCACGCCTGCTATGCGTACACCTGGCTTGAATCGGGGTGGTGTGTTGTAGCAGTTCTGTAGCTGGGTGAGGTTGATGACTAGGCTTTCCAGCCCTATGTCAACAAACTCGCCGTAGATCATAGATCGGGTTAGTGGGTGCTTCTCGCCGTACCGCTGGATTACCTCATCAATCTGCGCTCTGGTTATGTGTGGGCAGTCAAACGCTGTGACTGCGTGCTTCTGCCACATATTGGCTTCCTTGGTAAAGGCACGATAGAATGCACCGCTAGTCCCGCCTGGGCTGGATGCGATTAGCAAGCGGGTTGGTTGACATCGGCTGATGGCCTCAAACAGCGGGTCGGCTACGGTCTTGGCTTCGTCCACTACCATCAGCAACGGATGGTATTCGTGGTCCTCTGCGTGCCAGCCTTCAGCACGCCCAGGATCAGTAGCTGAGTAGCCTATAATGCGTGATGTGTTGCCGTTGGGGTGGAGGTAGCGGATCTCGCCAGATGTGACCTCCCAAGCACCACCAAGCTTGGCAATGTGATTGCGCAGGCTAGGCCAGAGTTGGCTTTCGACTTGTCGGAAAACGCCTGCCGTAGTTACAGCGATTGAGCGCGGGTAAACGAGCGCGTGCCATATCAAAATAGCCGAAATGACGGTGCTGGTCTTGCCAGAGCCGTTGGCTGCACGCAGGGCTACGCGACAGTCTCTTGGCTCTAAATCGCGTAATACCTTTCTTTGCCAATCATACAGATTGATGCCCAAGACATTAGATGCGAATGCGGAGGGTTTAGAGAGGTCTTCTAGTATCTCTTCTTGACTACGCTTGGGGGGCTTTGGCATGAGTGTAGGTTAAGACCTCTTTTTGTTTTGAGCCACAATAATTTGGGGGGGTATATGCGTATTAAATGGGGGCTGGGGGGTTGGCGGGTGGCGTGGTGGTGGTCGGATACTTTGCAAGGGATTCGGCTCTTGGCTTGCGTAGTTTCATTCGCTTATGTCTAGGCTTTGGCAAAGTTTGCTTATGTGTTGAGATGATTGGCTTTGCAACTTCGTCACAAGTACTAACAGCATCAACACATTTGACTTCATTTGTCGCAGAATAAAGATTGTATTTACTTTGGTTCACATCTATAACTTCCGCCTTCTTCTCCTTCTTTCTGCCCGCGATGCCCGCGAGAAGTGAGGCTAGGTTCGAGCTGATTCCGTGAGTATGTTCTTGCGTAACTGCAAGCCTGGCAGATGGTTGTGCCCAGTTATAGCCACGCTCAAGAATCCACGCCTTGGCTTGCCAACTCTTTTCCCCAGCAAGCTGAACATCACGGAGAAGGGACAACTCGTGCTTTTTGCGAGCCGTCTCGACTCTCTTGCCGAAATCTGGTTTCCTTTGTGACCAAGTGCGGATGGTGGATGGATTCACGCCGACCAATGCTCCCGCTTTCTCCAATGTGAAACCAGAGCCACACGCCGAGATTATTTCCTCGGCGATCTTCTCGGTAAAAACTTCACGGCCATTCTTGGCTTTCTCTATCGGTGCGTCTGGAGTAACGCTTTTTTCATCCATAATAAGAAAGACTAATAACATACGGCGAGCCAAAAGAAAGTTAAAATACTTCTTGCATATATAGACAATCGGCTTTAGTTTGACCTTATGAATAACACATTGACACACGCCGAAGCGACCACGGCTCAAGATGTTCGCATTGCCGAATTGCTGGAAACAATCTCCACTCTCAAAGCCACGCTGGAAGAATGCTTGGACTTTGTGACCGAGAAACACGACTTCGACAAACCCAAAAACAAAACCGCTTGTCTTATCTCTTCCATTGACGAGGCAATCTACCAAGCAGACGAGGTGACGAAATGAACCTAGATCAAATCAAGTCATCGTTAGAGGCTGGCAAGAAAGTGTTTTGGGCAAATCAATCCTATGAAGTTATCAAGGACAAGATCGGTCAATACTTGGTAATTCATATCGGTGGACATTGCGTGGGTTTAACCAATTCGGCTGGAATCTTACAAGGCAAAGAAAGCGATTTCTTTACCAAATAACACAACCAAAGAAAGGAAACGACACAATATGATAACAGAAACAAAAAAACCAACTCTCAAAAACCTAATCGACTCAACCAACATCCCCGCATCACTTGTTCGAGGAGTAGTCCGTCAGATGGGCGGTTGGGAATCCTTCAAGCAATCCGCCCCCGACATCACACGCCACGGAATTAGCGGGGGCTTTCATGGATTCATTTACTATACTGACACGCTTCGCTTCGCCCATGCCCATAGAAAAGTGATTCTCGAAATGGCATCTCAGCAATCGAAAGAACTAGGATTTGGATTGGTCGAAATGATTAAGGGCTTTAGATGTATGGATGGTGCAACTGAAGCCGAGATTGTAGAGGGTTTAGCTGGCAACACCGACCAGACCCAAGTTCCGAACGGCCTCGCTTGGTATGCGGGTGAAGAAGTGGCAAGGGCTTACTGCGATATGACGGAGGAGGCTTAATGATCTGCTTCTCCATCTACTCACGCAACGGCTCGTTTGTCTGCCGTTTTGATGACCGCAACAAAGCCGAAATGTGGAGAAAGTTTCACGGCATCCAAGAATATGTAATCAGAAAGGAGGTGTGGAATGATTAAGGCATACACCATTTTGATGTTTGGGATCTTGCTTGGCTTGAGCCTAGCAAGCTGGATCGAGTTGGTCGGAAAATAAGTTTTCCCTCGTCCATCCTTTTAACCGAGGGTGGGAGAGGTCAAACTCGATAGAGATGACCTAAAGAAAAGTAAAAGAAAGGACACACGCTATAATGAAGAGCAAAAAATACGATCAGTTGAAGTGGATACTTAATCTATTCGACCAGTTGTCGGATAAAAATTCCTATAAGCAATATAGGAACGCAGTTCATTCTCTTGCCAATTATGCAAGCAAAGAGGTTGAGAAAATAGAAGGAAAGAAGGCGGGCAAATGAAGCACCCCAAGCAACTAGATGAGGTTGGAATTACTGAAAGCTATTTAAGGAAGATGGCAAAGAAAGAAGGCGTATCCTATAAGAAGGCGGTACAGATAGCTATGGAACAATGGGGAGAGTATTCCCTAAAACTGATTAACAAGATTGTCGCGGAGGATATAAAGACAAGATAACAACACCGCCAAGGGTTCAATCCCCAAAGCTTTCGCATTCGCTAACAAACGGCAGCCCAGGCATTCCGTCTTTACAAACGGAAGCTTGGCCTATAAGGACAATATAAAAATATGACAGAAGACGAAATTATCAAAGCCTACCTTTCGCGACTAGGTAAGAAAGGCGGATCTGTAAAAGGTCCTCAAAAGGTGCGACCAAAAGAACACTATCAGAAGGCGGTAGGAATACGTTGGGCTAAGTATCGGGAGCGTCAAACGGAAGCACAGGCATCCAAACGGTAGCGTAGCCTTTCGCGGGAGCGTTAGCCCTATAAGGGGTATATAGAACAGCCCTATAAGGGTGCTATAAACGGCAGCCTAGCGACCAATACGGCAACAACAGGCTCTGTTGTCTAGCGGTTCAACCTTAAATTTGACCACTGGAAGGTCTGGGGCATCAGCCTTGCTGCAAAGACGCTTAGAAACGGCATTTCCGCTCGATTGTGAACGTTTTAGAGCCTTATTTTTGGCCACCTTTGCCATATTACCAATTTTTGCAGCTCCACGCGCGCGCCGTTAGCTTGTTGGGAGGGTTGCTGTCGCACTTGTGTCTAGCCCTAAAGCTACGCCTACGCTCTGGATTGTTCTTCTTAATGGTCATCTTGGGGTCACCATAGCGGATAACCTTGCTTTTCCCATCCTTACACGCTCGGACTACAAATTTGCGCGCCTCGCCAGGTGTACGCCTTGGGCTATTGCAAGGCAGTTCTCTAGGATTCAAGGTCATCTACCTCATCTTGGTCCCAAACGTCTGGAATCGAGTCCTGGAGCGACTGTAGTGCCTTCTGGTGGCTTTCAAAGAAACCCGACAGCCTCTTGACCTGCTCTGTAAGGCTGTTCCATTGCACTTCAAAGACCTCATAGGAGCAGTTGGCATTCATATCGTCTACCAGTTGGCCTAGCAAACGTAGCACGCCATGCAACTGTGCATTCTCACGTTGAAGCAGGCCAATGAACTTGTGCGCTACCTTCAACTGATCCCTATCGTGGTTCAAACCCGCCCTTCTTGGCTTTCATCATGCGCCACACCTTTGGGCTGATGGTGCTTTTAGACTTAGGACGGCTAGTGCCAGCCTTGCGGCGGGCGTTAATGTTTGCATACAAACCAGGTTTACTGTTGTTCATTTCACGATTGTACCACACCGCAACAAAATCAAAAGTATAGAAGCCTCTGCATTTGCGATTCACTAATACAATTTTCTGGTTCGCTTTGGCTTTGCAATACGCCAGCAATCCTAATCAATCTCTTCTTGAGCATTTCTTTCGGCCATCCGTCTTCAATACCCTTGCATCTGGTCCACCACAAAATTGACTTAAATGTAGCTTGGGAATGTTTGGCGTAGTCAGCCTGCGTATTTCCAGCCACAAAATCGTACCCACCCATCCTCATTTGGCTTCCGTCTCCATATCCCCATAAACTTCGCAATCCCAAACTGCGCCTACTATGCTTCCATCAAACAGCCTTTCAACAGCCTCAACCCACCCACCAACTTGGCAATCCTCCTTGATTTTGGCCACTATTTCGGCTGGGACTAGCTCGATTTGCCTCTCCTCGTTATCTGTCAACGACTTATCAATTTCTGGGACAGCTGGGACAGGTTTTCGCAACCCTATTTCACCCACGGGTGTATTACATAACGTATCTTTATTAGATACTATAAACTTTTCAAGCAGTGCGCGTAGGTTATAAAAAGGTGTCCCAATTGTCCCAGAATCCGCTTTCTTATCCCTTTTAGGACATGAAAACGGCTTAATGGCGATATACGACTTTGGCTTAGCAACGACCCCATCTCCAACCAGCTTGGCTATCATGGCTCGATGCGCCCTATCCCCGCGATACTTGGCACACCCGAACCTGCCGTCTTTGTATATGTATAGATGTTCCTTGCGGTTGTCTTGCCCAAGCGCAGCGCAAGCTGGACAGCCAGCCTTGATCCCGCCGTCTGCTGCATTCTTCACGTTATGCAACTTTGATATGTCTAGGCTCAAAACTCATCCCTCCTATGGCTTGCTCTGGATTGCCCTTGAACTGCCACATTCTTAAACCCTCTTGCATTCTTACCGCTTGGAGCCACAACCGAATGACTCTGGGTTGCGCCGTGTATGGCATACATCTGCTCATTTATGACTTTCTGGAGCCTAGCAAGCTCCATTGCAACCCACCTGCGCTCCGCACAATACTCTCCGTATAGGGTGATAAGCTCCTCATTGGTTATCTCAAATCCCTTGGCCTTTGTTACCTTTTCCTTGATGAAGTTTGTGACGCTGTCCGACTCCGCAAGCAGGCTGTTGACCTTCTGTATTTGCGGGCTGGCTAGGCGTATGTCTCCAGTCTCCCTCACATCCTTCAGCAACTCTCGGAACCCGCATAGGAACCAAGCCAATATCTCTGATCCTTCCTCCTCTACCAGCTTGTCCGCAAGCCTATCAACCTTCTTGGCTGGTGGTGGATTGGTAAACTCAAGCAGCAACAACCTCCTGCCCCAAGCCTCAACATCACCTTCCAGCGCGACCTTGAGCCTTTCGTTGGACGTGATGAGGATATTGAATATGCCTTGCAGCACTACGCCATCATTAAGACCCTTGCCCTCCGCCTCCATCGTGTCTCCTCCAGTTAGCCCCTTGATGACCTTGGCTCCAGGGGTGGATAAGAAGTTGCCAGGCACGTCCGTTCCAGAGAGCAGTGTCTTGGCTCGAAACCTATACAACTCAAACTGATTGTTGAGATGTCCAGTTCTGAGCGCGGCCATGTTGTGTTTGCCAACGATGTTTAGAACAATGTTGACCAGCGTTGACTTGCCTCCACCAGCCTGCCCATACATCACCATGAATCTCTGGATGATATTTCTTCCGAACAAACACATCCCGCCGTACTTTTGAAACATCACCGCATCATCTGGATCACTGAATGTCGGACCAACCAGATCGGTCAAGAAGCGTTGTGGGATCTTATCAATGCCCTTGTACTCTATCGGCGATTGATTGCGCGAATAGAAGTCTGGGCTGAAGTCGTGTTCGCGTAGCTCTCCGTCATCATCAAAAGTAATATAGCTGTTGGCGCAATGCACACCTGGAATACCCTTGTTTATGAACGCATCCTGCACCTCCACCATGCCCCGCAACTGGCGGGTAATAGATGTGAGCAGCCTTTCACTCCTCATGTCTTGCGTTGACGGCTCGCCAATGTCTCTACCTACTTCCAGTATGGATGAGCTTATCTCCTGCTTGATCGTGTCCTCGCTCTTAATGCCCCACAGTCCTGTCTCTGGATCGTACATATAAAACTTCTTCTCGGATGGCTCCCACAGAATTTTGTTTTCGGTGTGATACTTCGCAGCCCAGAACGGCTCATTGATACCAACCAATGTTTGCGCCTCAGTTTCCGTATTGGTTCGGTACTTGAACGGCGCGCCCCAAGCCTCCTCCAACTCCTTGCATTTCTTTTTATGCTCATCATCCTTCCACGGCCTATTGGTATCCTCTGGCCAATTGATTTCGCTAAACTCAATCTCGACTGGAGCTGCCCCTCTTACTGGATATGTGTACTGGCATCCGCTTGGATGCGTTCCGTAAACTATTGTTTGCCCGCCATTACTTCTCCACTCACCCCAATCCTCAGTGCCAGCCTTGATCTTAAATAGGTCTGGATACTCGCCCTTGATCTGCACCCAGAAGTTGCGACCTCTGGCTCCCTTGGTTTGGAATGTTGCGGCCAGCTTTGGATTAGCCTTCTCAAACTCTTCCGCCCTTGCATCGCTATCTACGTCAATGGAACACAGATTGGATGATGCCCTGCCCATCAGCACGCCTATGTTTGATGCGAGCAACTTCTGAATATACTCGGTGCGGAGGGTTTCCTCGTACGCAATGTTTTGCCACCCAACCTGCACTGGACCCTTCATTCCTTTCGGAACAAGTAGGAATACTGGTTTACCCAAACGACAGCGTAAAGCTGTCAACATTTCTTCATTCATATCACGATTTACCTTTCTGCTTATTTGTTTTGTATCACGATGTTCAACCACTGCAAGTGGTATCTGCTTTTACTTATTAAAATTTATGCCCCTTTGTTTCAAGTGGTAATCGTGATTACCAGCCGCAAGATCTCCTTGCGTACCATTCGGGACATTGTATTCATAAAATTCAAACTGGCTCTGATTCAAGGGGTAGACACACTGAGGAAACGCCCGATGCAAGATCTCCTTGCATACCACAACGCCAGTTAGTTATTTGTTTTCTAGCTCAATCGCCTTTCTGGATGCAAGCACAATATCTTCGGCGGTAATATTCCGCAGAGCGTTGCACCAGTATTGAGTCTTCGGGGTGCGATTACTCGCATCCTTACACTTCGCCTGCGGCAACCCAGCGTGCGGTCGGCAAGGCGCGTGTGGACAGGTATCGGGCTTGAACACCGATACGTTCTTGGGATAAAAACTCATACGATCTTTTGGATCGTAGCTGCCCCACAGCGACACACACGGTGTATCCAATCCAGCAGCCATATGGTTGACACTGCTATCTGGTGCAACAACAAAGTCAGCCCCGCTGATAATCGGGAACAGCGAGCGCACAGCCTTGGTGCAGTTAAATAGATCAATCACTCTCGGATGATCCACTTTAAAGTTGTTGCTGTTATCCAGCCCAATGATGACAGCGTGATGTTTGGGGTAAGCTTCTAGCAACGCCAGCACCGCCTCCTGCCCCATCGTTGGCGGGTAGGTGCGGGTCGGACCACTGGACGAAACGTGGTAGGCAAAGAACGGACTAGGCAACGGCCACTTGCCCATCGCCTTCAACTCTTCGTGGTCTGGCTCGATGAGATGTAGAACTGGCTTACAATACTTAGCCATCGTCTTCTCATCCCAAACCCCCATCCACTCGTAGATGCGCTGGTAGCAGTTGCCAGGACCAGTGCCTAGCTTCGTGTTGCCAACCTGCCCGCTGAACAGATCGTCAGTCGGTAGGTGTGCGTCAAAAGAATCCCAAGCCTCTAGCGATGCAGGCAACGGCCACAGCTTTGCACCCAACCCAGCGTAGAGAGGTAGGTTGCGAGCAGGTGCGTAAACCTCCACAACCCCGCCCGACTCCTGCACCAAGTAGTTGACGAAGGCGGTAGCAATGATCGCGTCACCAATTGCCCCAGCGCGGTACACGGCTGTTGCACCACCAGCAGCGCGCCCCTTGTAGTACGGCTTGATCTTATGTGGGCAAGGGATTGAATCGTCCCAGGTTGGTCCAGTTAGCTCATCGGGCAATACATATGTAGTGCGTGGATAGAGCATATTGTCATCGACTTTGTGAATTGCGTTTGTGTTATTTGTCCATAGTTTCATTTGGCCTGCCTTTCTATTTAGTTTGTTTTAATCAGTCAATCTTTTTTACACGCTTTGCATCTGATAAGCGTGGTCAACCAATTCCCTAACGCATTTGGAATACTCTTCCTCTGCACTGCTGTAACAAAATATCTCAGTCTTAAATCCACCAGCTTCAAGCCAAAGTTTCCATCTCAAGTTCTGCTCATCCCACTCCTTCTTCACCTGCATCGCCAACTCATCCTTGCTCTTCATTCCTCACCCACCACTTCCTTGCACACCAGGCTCGCTGCATCGACCATCGTAATGATCTGGATCATATCTATGGCGTGTCCGTGAGTCGCGCGATTCCTCTCAACTACAAGCTTATTGCGTGCAATTGAAAGGATCTCGCGCGCCCACTTGAGCCTAGCTTTAGCCTCGACTTGCATTACGAACCAGATCGCATCCGAAACTTGCGTGGCTTGCTCTTGCCTGCTGCGGATAGGGCAATGGCAATCATCTGCTCGCGTGAGCGAGGCTTACCGCCTGCTCCACGCTCGCTACCTTTTCTGCGGTTATCCCTAGCCAACTCACTCATATTCTTCGATACGTCTTTACCTAGTGGCATTATTTGTTCTCCTTCTGTTTCACAAAGCTACCAGCCAAGAGGTCCAACACCCAGCCGTGTCCGTGAAATTTGTCGTAAAGCATTTGATTCATAATCCATGCAAGAGGCGTTGTGCGCTGATCTATTAGCTTTCCAGGTTGACAAGTATTGCTCTCAAGCAATTCGCCCAGCACCTTAATCTCAACCCTTTCGTAAATCTCATTCATGCCGTCTCCTCCTTGCGAAGATCATAGTAAAAAGAATCTGTATCTTCCGTCACCCACTTGTCACTCTGATTCTCTACGCTGGGCAGTTCGGTATCAACACGAAACTGCTTTAAGTTATCTGGCAACTTCTTGGTAACCCAATTGGAGTCGCGCCAGAAGATTCGGTTGTTGGGCATACAGAGCAAGTAACCATCGTCACCAGCGAAGACATGGCCGCACTTGTAGTCGGATGGCTCATCTGAGTATGGGTTGTTAAACCAATCCACCGTAAACAAGTATGTACCCCATACCTTGGTCGCATCCCGTAGTAGAATCTGTGCGCGATGGTAGGCAAGGAAGCTGTACTCGGTCACGGTAACATTCTCGGAGAAACAATCCCAAAGCTGTTTGTAATTGAATGGGATGTCGGCCTCTGGCTCGTGAGTGTATATCTCAGATAGCGGTACTCGACTCCGCAGCATTCCAGAGTCAGTCATAACGTGGAAGGTTAGGATTGCCCCAGCGCAAGATTGCAAGGCGAATACATAGACGTTGTAAAACTCCGTGTCCTCCTCGGTCTTGGTAAAGAATGACTTCCTCACCATAGCCTTGAAGCTAGGTATGTTTTCGTTGAGCGTTGCCATTATCGCCAAGCAGGTCCAGTAAACCAAGCCACCAACACCCAGCGTGTTCCCCAGATAGGCGCACGCGCTCTGTGTTCTATGTAGGATGGAAACCAGCAACCTGCTCCCTGCTCTCGGATGAACTGAGTGTTCACCATATCAGCCTTGGCCTGCAACCCGCCACCGATATACTCCTCTGGCGCGGACAGGTTCACCACAGCAGTCAGCTTGCGTACTGGTGCTTCGGATGTGTAGGTGTCCCAATGCCAAGAGAACTTCTGTAGTGGGCGGTATCGCAGTATCTGCAACTGTTGGATGCCTTGGATGTCGAAACGCCATTGCTCGGCATTGATGCCTTCCGTTATCTCGCGCATCACATTGTAGATCCACTCGTAATGTTTGGCGAAAGGTATCCAGCACGATGAGCAAGTTCGCGTACGTGATACCGTACGGGTCACGCCATCCTTCGACAGCACAGGTGCACGCTTCATCCCGATCACTTCTGCATCCTGGCGCAGCATCTCGCACTGCGTCTTGGTTAGGACGTAGCGATCTACTGATGCGGTTAAAACCTTCTGCTTAAACTCAGTCATTTGAGTTCCTCAATCATTTCCAGCAACGCCTTGTTGAGTGCGTAGGTGAAGCAAGCAACCTTGTCCTTGGCGATGTGTTGACGGCCAGCTTCGGCCAGAGCCTCGTAAAGATCATCGTCCACATCGACAAAAATCTTGACGGCCTCGTACTCCTCAACCTTGACCAGCTTAATACCCTTGCCTTTTCTTTTCCTCATAGATCCAGTTCCTTTCTTATGTAGTCAATCAGTTTGAAGATGATGAACAACGCACAGTAGATTGCCGATAATGTCATCGAACTGTAAAGGATAAAAGAAGCAATTACCCAAACTATTGAGCCTAGATCAAGTAGGCAGAACATAGTCGTTTTCCTTTAGCTTCCGTAGCAACGTGCGGTTATCGATCTGCACCCCGCTGGCTCTGCACCACCAGGAGACAACGCCCGTCTTAAAATCACGCAGTAGCTTCTGTACTTCGTGCGAGTTCTTATACTCCAGTGCATCGTTGAGTGGCACGCCTTGGTGATCCTTAATTATCTTCATGCCCTTAACCATCCCGCGCTTGCGTAGCATCCGCAGGTCGCGGATAGCCTGGAGTGCAACCTCCCCAGCCAACTGCTGCAACCTATCATCGTAATCACCGCGACATAGCTGGGTTGACCTCACCGACCCAGCTCCACCAGCTTCGCTTCGTCTTCTTTAATCTGGTTAGATAATCTAGTTAGATCGTTTGACTGCCCAGCGTAATGAATAATCATCGCATCCTTGTAGCGGTCCAAGCCAAAATGCGACTCAACGCTGGTCATACAATTGAAGGACGGGTCAAGATCGGTTAGGGGAATTTCCCACAGGTGCGCCATCACGTTGAGCCAAGTCTGCTCGGCGAAGTGGTTTGGGTGTAGGCCAATGGGTGGCATTGATAGAACACCAACGGCCTTGGTATGAACTACAAATACACCAGTGTTTACGTAAAACTTCGGCTCGATCACGCCGCCGAAAGCTCCAGCCAGCTTGACCATATCTGGCTTTCGATCCAGGTAAGCTCCTTCGTCAAAAGCACAGAACACCCCAGCGTCCTCGGACAGCTTCGGGCAATCGTTTGCAATTAGAACATCAGCGTCAACGAATGTGACCTGCTCGTAGCCCTTCGTTGCCATAATGTTTCCAATCGCAGACTTGGAGTATTGGGCTGGATGCGTGAGCGGCTTGTCGATCAGAATGAAGTCAGTGCTGTGGCGTTTGCAGTACGCCTCCATCCTCGGCCTAGTCAGATCAATAATCTTCTGCCAATCCTCGCCAAACGATTGAGTTACTAATGCTTGTTTCATTTTTTTAATTGATATGCCAATGATTTTTGAATTACATATTCAATCACGGCTTCCTTATCTTTTTTTAACAAATCTAATCCAGCCTTAAACAAGGCTGTCTCAGTCTCTTTATCGTAAGACACATCGACAATAACTGCCTTTGGGGCTGGTCTTGACTTGCCAAATTTTATAGTTCCTATTTTCATTTTACGTTCTTCCATATTTTGCCATGCTCATCCAGCGCGGATGACCAGATCATCATCTTGTTGTAGATACTGTAGGCGTAGCCAAACCTCATCAGCGTGAGGCTAATCAGATCACCGATCTGATAACAGATCCAAGACAAGGCCAGCTTCATTTCTCAATCCTAACCCAAGCATCCAGCGGTAGGTTCTCGCCGCAAAATCCAACCTGGATCTCTTTCTTTTCCTTTTCGGATATGCCGTAAAGCTCCCAGCCTCCGTCAATCTTAACTACGCGAGTGATCTTCATTTGCCAGCGTCAAAATCTTCTGTTGCTTGAATGGACAAAAGATCATCAGCCTTTTCCAGCAATTCCTTGCTTGGATTCTTGATGTCCTCAGTAGCAGTTGAGATTTCAATCTTTGACATGGTCACATTGTTGACCACCTCGGCAAAGCAATGTTCTCTGTAGCCAACTGGACCAATATCCTCGGTGATAGTATCAATCTCTGCGTTGCCATACGCAGTGTACTTTTCTCCATTAAACTCAAAATCAACACTTACATCTTCCATAATCATAATCTTGGTACTTCCTTTTTGATTTGTGCTAACACGAAGAGCGACCTTACCAGCGCACGCTCAAGATGGTCAACACTTGTTTCACCGTTATTATCTGGACAAGGCGAGGACTTGTGCAACTGCATCTGCGCTGTGGCTAGGTGACGAATCGCTCTGGCAATATGGTAGTCGTGAGTCGGCCTATCCTTAACCAGCCAGTCTCCGTAGGCAGACTTGTCCGATCCCTTACCCATCACGCGCCAGACTATCTCTTGTGCAGCGTTGCCCATCTCTTGAATTGTGGGTGCATTCATTTTGCAAGCCTCCTATAGAATTCGTCCAGTAATCCTTCTAGCCATAAGACATCTGCTGGGTCGATCATAACTTCATCCCAGGAGGCGTATAGCCTTTGACCCAAGCCCATACTTTCTGCATCGCGCAGAAGGCAATACCAGCTTGGTAGAGTTCGTCTTCGTCCCATACCTTCGTCATCAGCTTGGTAGCATCGTTTGACGCTAGGACCACCGACACGCAGGCACACTTAGGATTCTCGCTTGCGTTTCGGTACGCCCAAAGCTGGGCGCAATCTGTATCGTAGAAAGGATCGTACTTAGGGTTAACCTTACGATTCTTCAAGTCGATCATTGCGTCACCAATACCCTTCATTCTTACATAGGCATCGGATCTTCCAGCATAACCAGCACCGACCAGACCTTTTTCGCACCAGTAGGTTTTCTCGATGTTTGCGTCCGCCCACTTCTTAAAGGTTTCAATGTACGGCTTGAGGACTTCATCCTCGGAAGGAGAACGTCCCAATAGGATGTTTTCCATTTCCGTGTGCATTTTCGTGCCATGTTCAGCTGCCTTCGTTGTTGATTCTTTAGAGTCCTTAACCACTCTTCGAGCGTAGGTTTCGAGCGTTTCATCTGCCTCCTTCGGAAGTGTGAGCGAGGACATGATTGCCTGCTCTATCTTCCACGCCGTCAATTGCGGCTTATCCATAATGCCAAGCACGCTGGTTACGGATGGGTACAATCCCATCTGGCGCGCATCGGCTACGGTTGTGTTTCTTTCTTTCCCGTTCTTGCCAATCACAACGTGGGCGGATTCACCCTCGGCTGTGTACCAATGTCCCGCCTGGTCAGTAGCGACCAGACGGGAATTAGTAGGCTCTTTCGCTGTGATTGTAAGAGCCATTTGATTTAGAATGGCACTTGGTTGCCGTCTGCATCAAGCTCGACCTTAGTGGCCGTGGACTTGCCAGCAGCGGTAGCAAACTCCTTGGAAGCACGAATCTTTTCCTGCAACCAATCGGGCATATCATTGAACTGACCAGCTTCACCCTGCTCGATCTCGTAATACAACTGATCGTTGGTGGTGGTAGCTGGTGCTTTCATTCCCTTGGGTAGTTTGGATGCACCTGCGATGGCGCAGTATTGCCGACCCTGCTGGCTGGTCTTGTGGATCAGCGTGAGCATAGCTGGCTTGCCCAATAGGTTCTTCAAGCTGAACGCCTGGAGTTCCTTGGAGGTGAAAGTCTGGCCTCTCCACTGCTCAAGCAGTTTCCGCAAGCTTGCTTTCTCGCCAAGGCTGCGGGTCTGCTCGATGGAAACGACCATAGGCTTTTGGATCGTGGTGCGTTTGCCATTCTCCTCGACCTCGAACTCATCGGTTTGATCGGGCAACTCAAAGGTCAAGCGGACTTTAGGTGTCCACTTCTCCTGGTTGTCCCAATTGGTTTTCTGGTGGCCTAGATCGACTAGGCTGTAAAGAACGCCAACAGTTGCGCCAGCTTCGGGCAACTTGCGTTCCATCTTCTGCGATTCACTTATGGTTAGTGCCATTGTAGTATCTCCTTTATTTATTTGGGTTTAGTTTTGGTTGTATGTATGGGGTAAGTTCGTCTTGATTGTGTACCCAAAATCCAGCACCAACTGTGGTTGACATAGGATTGCTGGGCACATATTCGATCTTCACATTGGAAGGCGCGATCTGTCGAGCTAATTCGCACACGCTGTCGGCGGTCATTATGACTAGCCACTCTTTGCGTCCGTTACGGCGGAAGAATACTGCTGGGATCTTGCCCTTCGGACAATCACGCTTGGATTGCTCCATCCACTCTTCGGGTTTGAGTGCTTGGCAACGCTTGCCTTCAATGTGGAAGGGAAAGTTCTCGCAAACCACATCCCCGCTACCACCCTCTGGATTGCCTGCGAACTGTTGGCTACGGCGAGCCTTCTGCCAGCCCTGCTCCCGCAGGTAGTTTGCTAATTCTCGCTCACCCGCTGCGCCTTTAGCCCGACTATTGATTTTGCCCATCCATCGGGTTTAGCTGTCAACCCGCGATGGTGTCGATATATATTTTAATCTATTTTAGTTCCGCCAAGTCTTATTAGCTCTGCTAATATCCTCATTAAATCGTCTAATCATTGCCATCATGGTCAGCTTTTCTACGATCTTCTTGTTCTTCTTCACCCAAGCCACAGCCTCATCAAAGGACTCCATGTCCTTTAGACCTTCCTCGAACTTAGCCCAAGCTTCTTTCTCGTTCACAAGCTTTGGAATACACGCCAGTTCTGACCTGTCGAGGGGCAAAGCTTGGTTGTTATGCTTTTGCACTTGGCGATGGGTAACAGCCAGAATAAATCATCGTTCATTCCCCAGCACGCCACATAATCCACGCCACTGATAGCGCGCTTGGGGATATTAAATCCATTGCCACTGCTGGTAGTAAAGCGGTATTTGGTGCGCCCAGGCTCTACGGTCTGTGCGGTCTTAACTTGGATGCGGAAGAACTTATTGTTCTTTTCGGCCACCACATCGTACCCAGCAAAATCCTCATAAGGCGTAAGCACGTTGTACCCGCACCGCAGCAACGCGCCAGTTACGCGAGCTACCCCTACTGCTCCAACTTGGCGTGATGTTAATTTCATCCTTGACGGCATTCGGTTTGTCCTAGATACTTTTCACTATGAAAGCAATAACAATGATAACACTGACGGCGATGCTGATGGCATCGGTGATGGCGGAAGATGATGACGCTGACGCTGTTGATTTTGTGGGAGCAGTGCTAAAGCGCAACGGATTCTCATGTGGCCGTGGATGCGTAATATCAGAGAATGGTGGAATGGCTTATTCATCGTCATCTGGTAGGTCAATAATTTCTACTGAGGGTTTCTATTTTAAGTCTGGAAGTAGTGTTGTTGGAAAAGATTCGACATTCATATCGAAGTCTAGGAATTTCTTTTATGGAACTTCTGCAACGATTAAGGCTGGTTCTGCCTATATGAATGGAGATGCTGTTTGGGTTGGATCTCAAGAAGAGGATAATGATTAAGCTCCAAATATTGCGAGCCTATTCCGTATTCTGCTTTCTAGTCCACTAATAAACTTCTTTCTGGCTGGGTTGCGTTGAGCCATTCGGTATTCGTCCTCAAGCTGGGCTTGGCTGGCTGCACGCATTAACGCCTTTGGCTCAACTTGGTTGATGGCCTGCAATGTCTTTGGACCTAGCCCTCCGTCAACAGTTACCTTCTGCCCCAGCGTGTTCAGTCCTTGCTGGATGTACTTCGTTGCACCGCCCATCCCGCGATTAAACGCGAGATCTTGTGCGAATGGCTGGACTTCCTGGGGGAGTTTAGAGACGAATGGGCTGGTATACTCTTTGACGTACTGCGCCGCAGCCTGCGCTCTTTCTTGCGCTGGGAGCGATGAGATTCTTTTGAAGGCATCTGGATGATATTTGTCGTTAATACCAGCAACCTCAAAATTACCACCCATATCTCCTGCTGGCAATTTATAGACCTGCACGTTGCCCTGCTTGTCCTTCCTTGCCTCAAAGTCAATTGTCTTTAACGCTGCTGTTTGTAGTGCATCTTGTTCTGGTTTTGTTTGCATAGGTTGTTGTTCCTCTATAAAGTCAAGTTCTGGTGCTTGCGTGGCTTGTGGCATTTGCTTGGCATATTCTCTAGCCTTCTCAATCGGAGCTATCCTTCTTATCTCTTCTGGCACTGGCTCGTATCCAGTACCAGTAAGTTCTCTTGCCACCATATCGTTTCTCAAGGAGACATCCTTGGATGGGTTCACGGAAAATTTCATTGCTTTTGGCCTCGCTTAATTCTTGACTCATTACGAATCAAAAACTCTTTTCTTGCATCACTACCAACTTGAGAATACGCGCTCTTTAATGCCCTAACCTTATCCTCGCTACCAAGTCTCTTAAAGCCACTATCACCAAGCAATGCTTCAGCAGCAGCGCGGTTGGCTCGGCCTCTTATCTTTGAGTATTTTTCATACAACTCTGGAGACAGCCTGTACTTTTCATTGCCAATCATAAATTGCTCTAAAGGCTTCGGTGGTATCACGTCTCCATTTTCAGTTTCCTTGAATAGCTTGTAAATTGCCAAGGTGGTTTTATCGTATGTCGCTTCCCTTGATTTGGTGAAATCAAAAAAGTTGTACATTACTGGATCAGCACCTTCTGGTGTTTGAGGTATTTCCCTTCCCCATATATCAATCTTTTTTGGCAGATCCTCCGCATAGCCAGGAATCTTTCTCTTGAGGACTTCGCCAAATAAATTTAGCGTTCTTTCTGTTGTATCTTCACCCTCAATATCCTTAATCTTTATTTTCTCTGGCAATGAATCGCTCATAGCCCTTGACACAGCACTAAGCGTATTGGGAAAAACTATTGAAGATACTGTTCCAAAGTAATTGGCAATCCACTTATCCATTCTATCCCTCTTCCCGTCAAGCATGGCCGAAAGAAGGCTGTTTGTTCCCTTCAGAAAGCTTTGGTTCATAGCAAATGACAAGGTTTCTGGAACAAGTGCGGTTAAAAATTCTGGACTTATAAATTCACCCTTATCTGTTGCCTTGCTTGCTTCGTTCCAAGTTGCAAGCATTCCGCCAACAATCCCCATTTTCTCAAGATTCATAACACGATCACCAGGCTGAAGGTCTGTAGAATCACCTTCAGCAAATCTTTCCAGCGCGCTAAGGTTTATTGTTCGGGGAGGAAGTGTTTTGTATTGTATGTCCCTAGTCTTCTCGGAATCCTCTGCCGACCCCCCAATCACTCCAGCATCCGATAATGTTTTTGCGACTGCACCTATGGTTAGGCTTGTTAATGTTTTACCTATCGCCATATGCACGCCTCTTGCATCTTTGGCCTGCATTGCTGGTATTCCCTTTGTAACGAGCGCATAACCAGGAAGCGAATAATCAAGCATTTCATCAATTACGTTTGCTGGTGTCTTTGCGTATGGGATAATTGTCTTTCCAAGAGTCCTCGCCAATCCAACCCTATTACCAAGGCCAAACATATTTGATACGCTTAATGCTGCTCTTGATAGTGGCGTATCCTGCTGGAACACGGCCTCTGCTGCCTCTTGCTCTATTTTCCCTAAAGCTTCTGCTGATGGAAGTCTGGTAGCAACAGAAATAGCTTTACCAGTTTGACCAGCAAGCTGTGCAGATTCAGCCAAAAGCCTTGATTGAGCCATTCTTCTAAATGGAGTATCGCCAAGCTGAAGTAGGCGCAACATTGTTTCTGGAGGTACGCCAAGCACTGTTTCGGCGGCCAGTCTAGCCCTATCAAGCCCAGCCTGCCCCAATCCTTTCCATCCGTTAAGAACTGGTTGGGCCAATCCAGATCCCGTCCAGAACTGCTTAAACGCTTGGGCTGGCTGAAATCCCCTTATTTTCTCTCCAGACAATAACCCTTCGGCACTGATGCCTCTTTTTAGCCCAGCCAATCCTTCTCCGCCTCCGCGAACAAATGCCTTAACTGTTTCCCCAACCCTTCTTGCTCCAGCCAAAGATATTGGCGAGGATACAGTTCTTTCCGCAACTGGCATTCCAACTGATTTCTTGAATGCCCTTGCCACCTCTTGGCTTATAAACGCACCCTGTCTTCCAATTGCTCTAGGCAATGAACTTACCGCATTGCTCCAAAGATTCGTGACCAAGGACAAGGGGGCAAGAAGATTTCCTTGTATTACGGTTGGCAATGTCTCAGCAAAAAACTTCTTGGGAACAAGTCTTGACTCAAAGTTCTGGAATCTGAATGCACTCTCTATGAATCTCTTTTCTGCTTGAATTGCTCTTTGTATGTCAACATCATCCAGCGTGTTTCTTGCTGTTTCCGCAAGAGTTTCATAGGTTGACCTAGTTCTGGCTTGAAGCTTAAAAAGCTTTCTGGCTTTTATAAGAAGGGGCTGAGTAAGGGTTCTTCCATTCTTATCAAGAAAAACGCTTAGCGCGGCAAGGTATCCATTTTGGGTTGCCGACGGGAGAGTCCTCATTGCTGCGACAGTTTGAGCGGCTTCTGTAGGTAGTTTTATTCTGGTCTTTGCAAGATCAATCAATGACTTTACATCATTCTGTTTTGAGGCTCGGTTAATTAGCTCGGCATTTGCAACTACTTTTTGAGGAGCAGTTCCGCTTTCAAAAATTCCTCTAACAACATCATCTGATTCGTTTGCCAAAGCATCTTGTAATGCCTTCTGGCCGAACTTTGCGTATTTTATATCCTCACTCTTTGCTAGTTGTTCTCGAACTTCTCTGTTAAGAAATGGATCTTTAACCATCTTCACGCCTGCCTGCCTATATCCAATCCCCCTTGGTGTAGCAGGCAATTCAATCGGCAATTCAACTGGAGCAACGCCTGCCTTTGCTACTGCTTGCTCTGCCTTTGGAGCAACAGACCCAACTGCTCTTGGGGCTTGCTTTAACTCTTGCAACACTCTTGCCGCTGCAGTCGTACTTTCAATTGATGGCATAACAGCAGGCGCAACAGCCCTTGCTGCTGGTGCGACCTTGCCAGTAAATC